CCTTTGGGCTATCATTTCTTGTTCTGTACCTAATCCTAACATAGGGGCATCTACTGGCAATAGCATACCAGCCCCTTCTGCTGCAACAGTAGCTCCTTTTACCATAGATTGATTGGCTAAAAATCCTCCCCATGCTTCTTCTGCATAAGCTTCTTTGGGTTTAAGTGCATAATTTGTAGCAAAACCTAAAGATATACCAACACCTAATACTCCCGGAGTTTTCTTTGCAATTTTTGCTAATCTTTTTTCTTTTACCCTTTTTAATTTTTCTAAAAACTCTTTATCTTCATCTGGTAGAGGTGCTTCTGTATCTACATCTTTAAGTTTACCTGTTTTAGGGTCAATCTCTATACCTGCCGCTACTCCTTCTTGAATAACTTGCCCCTGCTGAAGACTTTTCTGTGTAGTATCTAAAAGTGTTGTTTGGTCTCTGTTTACGTCAACAATATCAATAGACTTTTTACTCTGCACTTTAGTATTAGCTATATCTGTTTGTGTAGCATTATTTACTTTAATAGCAACGGCATCACCCATTAAAGTTTTTGTATCATAAATGTGTGACCAGTTAAGTGGAGCATCTATTTGCAGTTTAGCAGCCAAATGTCCAGAGGTAAAGTTTCCCTTTTTATCTACAGCACCAATAGCTTCAGCCATAAACCTTTCAAACAATCTAGGAACATCATCTACAGTTATAGCTCCTTTTGTTATTTCAGTTCTTTTTGCATAAAATTTTTCCATAACTTTAAAGAGAGTATTATCTACAGCCCCATCTGTTTTATGTCCTAATAATTCATTGGCATATCCCATAAGGCTTTGTCTCATAGTTAAATCATCAGTTTTATTAGCAACTTCATTAATTAATACAGATGCAAATATTCTACGTAAGTCTGTATAATTTTTAGGAGGTTTACCAAGTTTATCTATAATTTCTTTAGGATAATTAGAAACCCCATCAGTATTATGTATATTGTCTCTAATAAAATTTTGTAACTCTGTAGGTTTTATACCAAACAAATCTCCGCCAGTCCCAACAGATGCAACCTGTTCTTCTAACAATAATTTAAACAGTGGCCCAACTTTAACTGTAGGAGGAAGACCTTTTCTACCACCTAACTGTCTAACACTCGCATCATCTGTAGGATTGTAAATTACACCATTTTCATAATAGGGGCGAATTAAGTCAGAAATTAATGTAGCTGTACTTTTATCAGTTTTCATATTCATCAATGCTTCAGATCTTTGCCCAAATAACGCTGCAAATACAGCCCGTTTCATTTGTGGGTCTTGTACCTGACTTATTTTTTGTAAAATAGTTTGAACAACCTCTATACCCGGAATAGCACCTGTAAAAATTCTAGTTCCAAGTTTTATTTTACCCGTTTTAAATATAGAATTATTTTTTATGTTATCTATATCCTTGGTAATTCCCCCACCTATAGAACCAACATAATTTTTTTGCATCCAAGCAGCTTGTAAACTTTTATCTGATAAATATGTGTCTAAAGGAAGGTTGCCTACTTTTTTTACATTATCTATTAGTGTTTTATAATTTTTTTTACTTCTATTAGTTAGTTTTTCTCCTGTTCTACCATCCCCAAAAGTTTCTTGCAATTTTTGCATTTTTATTAAGTCTTCTTGTGGCACCCCCGCCTTTTCCCAAGCTTTTATATTATCGTGGTAGTATCCTTGAGCATACAACCTAGCAACAACACCTTCTTGTACTGTAATTGTACCGTTGGCAATTTTTATTTTTAATTCGTCAGGAGTAATGGCTACACCATCTTTAAAAGTAATATTGTACATTGCTCTTAGGCCAGCCATAGAGTCTTGTAAATCTTTTGATAATTTTATCATTACATTTTGTGGTGGTTTTTTTATTATATCTTTAGCCATTAGTATCCAAATACCTCATTTTGTGGAACATACCGTTGTGTTTGTCTGCTAGAATAATACGGTGTGCTTGCATTGTGAAGAGATCTTACCATCATCATATATCGTAACGCATCGTATGCGTGATCGTCTGCTTTTGTGTCTACATCTTCTGGGTTGTGTTTAGATAGTGGCAATGTAGGCAATGTTCTTACTAGGTTTGTACAATTGTCCATGATTCTTACTCTTGGTTGTCCCCTACTGTCACAAGCTAGTCTTCTATGTATTTCTATCTTTCCTGCCAGTCTGTTTCTATCGGATGGTATCCATCTACAGCCACCTCTATTCATTGTCTCTGCTATACTTGGACCTAACCCTGTTCTGTTCCAACAACTTGCATCTAATACAGATATTTGCATGGTTGGGTCGTTTCTTTCCAATTCTAATACTAATTCACCAAGAGCTTCACCAGTTCTACCTTTTATATACAGTTCTCTATATATCCAGATATTGTTGTCCCAGTCTATAGCACCCCAAAGAATACAAGAAGGACTACTGTAGCCATAATCTCCGGCACGTACCCTAGCCCAACCATCAGGTGGGTCAAAGGATTCCACGACATGTAGCGATCTACTAAATTCTGTAAAAGCTGCTCCCTCTGCGACATCCCAGTCTCCTTCTAATAATCGTTTTCGTTCTACTTCTGGTAAGGAGAGCAACATAGCTTCGTATTGCCCATCTATAGCAAGATATGGATTGTCTGTTAACCTTGCCGGTATAAATTTCTTTAGAAATAAAGGTTGCCCTTCTTTTGCGTGCCCTATAGGGTACCTTATTGTTTTCTGTGTATCAAATTCTTTTGCCCAAAAAGCTGATCCCGGTGGAGATGGATCTATGTACATTTTTCTTACCCACCAGCCTCCTACACCTCCCGGATTAGCTGAACACCGCATATATAGACCAAGTTTTGGGTCGGTACTTCTAAGTCTTGATCTTAGGTAGTTCCACACGTATGGTGTGGGATATTGTGTTATTTCGTCTATTCCTATCCAGTTAAACGCTTGTCCTTGGTATCTTGTTACGTCTCTTTCATCATCTACGTAAGAAAACCACACTTTAGCCCCTGAAGGGAACTCCCATGTAGACTTTGCTTGCTTAAATACTGCCCCCGGCACCGCTTTCATGTACAATTGCCTACTTTTGTCTATAAGTTCGGTCAATTCTGGTAGAGTACGTCTTAGTAGTAGGCCTCTGTGGTTAGGATTGCCTACATCTCTTAAAACATCAGCTAGAAGTGCGTATGATTTGCCTCCTCCTGCTGCTCCGCCATACAGTACGTCTCTTTCTGGACTTTCTAAGAACTCTGCCTGTGGTCCATCGTTGGCTTTAAAGACAACTTCGTTCTCAGCAACGTGGTTTCGTACTCTTTCTGGTAAAGCTAGTAGTTCTTCCTCAGATATGGGTTCTTTTCCATGTCCTGAGAGAGCTGCGTCTATCTTACCAAGGCTTTCTTGTAGTTTGTTAGCCCTGTACCGTGCATTTACAGCACGTTTTGAGTCTTTTTTTACCTTGGCTTTAAGGTTAGATAGTTTTGTTGATACGGCTTTGCGTATCTGTTTTTTAGTTATTTCAGCCATTAATTAAAATTATACTTTATCCCAGCGTAGAATTTATTTTCATATTTATTCATTCCCGGATCAAAGTCTTCTCTATTAGGAAACATTGGGTCTCTAGGTATTTCACGAGAATTTAAACCTGCTGTTCCAGAAGTTACCGAAGCATTGCCGGTTAAAGTTCCAGACTTATTTAATTTTACATTGTATATATTAAGTTGGGCTGCCCGTTGCATGTCTGATTTAAAGCTTCCGTCATAATAGGTTTCACCCCTGTTACCTGTTATAACTTCTGTTCCTTTTGTAGACTTTTGTTTATAATTAAAATTTATATTTTTTATATTAACGCCAAATTCTCTATATTGATTTTTTATATTAGTTTCTATGTGGTTTGTTATTCTATTTCTTTCAAATTTTTGTTTTCTATCTCTGCCACCAAGCATAATAGAAATATCTTCAGATAGTGGTATAGTTATATTACCAAATATTTCAGATGCCATATTGCCTTTTTTTGCCCGCACATTAACAGTATCAAAAGTTTTTGGTTTTCTAGGTGGGTTGCTGTATATCTTTTTTGGCATCTAAGTGTGTCCCTAACTTACTGCGTTTCTTTAAACCTTCATCAGATATATATCTATCTGTTTTTGCCAACAGCCACTGGCTTGCTTTTCGCCACCCGCAAGACTTGGCATATGT